ACAGACATAAAGAAAACCCTTGAAAATACTGGATTTCCAAGGGTTTTGATGTTCTTCTGATATTCGGTTGAATTATCGTTTTGATAACTACGAACGCCTTTTTTTCGGCTTTTTTGATGCATTTGTAAGTTACGCGGCAGTTACCGCTACTTTCTTTCCAGTTTCCTTAATACTACATCATGCGCATACAATAAAGCAACTAATTCCGGCAGCTTTTAATTTTTTCTCTGTCTTCTCTGCGTTTTTGCGATCTGTATAAGCTCCCGCCTGTACTTTGTAAAGCCCGTTAATCATTCTTACAAATACGTCCTTATGCCCGGTCTTTTTGATTTTCTCCGCCATAAGGTCAGCTCCTTCTTTTCTCCTATATGCTCCCGCCTGGACTCTGTAATACTTCTTGTCCTCTGCTCCCAGGTCGTCGGTATTTGTATTCTTTGTATCGTAGTTGTACAGTTCGTATGTTTCGATAAGCTCAATAAGTTTCTTTGCGTATTCCGGGTCTGATGCATACCCAGCAGCAGCTACCGCGTTACAAGCTTCTTTGTAATCTGTTTCCCCGATTACCTTCGCATATCTCTTATACTTCTTTAAAAATGCGCTGTGGTCTTTTACGGAATCTTCCCAGGTGTCATAGGCTCTAAACTCTGCTTCTACCTGTACTTTCTTTCCATCTTCGTATTCCGTTGTTTTTCTTGTTAAAGTCTTACCCTTCCAGTCCTTTGTAGCCTTAATTCCAAAAAGTGCATTACTTGTCTTTGTCAGCTCTGATTTTCCCCAGGCGCTTTCTAAAATTGCCTGTGCTGTCGTTAAGCTTGCCGCTACTCCGCTGTTCTTCATATCGGCGGACGCAATAGCGCCCACCACTTCAATAAAATTCTTCTGTTCTGCGTTCATGTTCCTTATCCCCCTACACTGCCTGTAAGCTCGATACAGCTACCCAGCTTGTAATATCCTTAAGTCGTGCTTCCTGTACTCCGTTGTTTACCTGGATTTTATCTACTGTATGTTTCTTCCCGCCGCGCTGAGCTGCCGGAACTGTCTTACCGCGTGCCGATGATAAGCCACCGTATACCGCGCCGTCTTTAATTGTTACGGTACTTCCTACTGTAATACCTTTGCTTCCCTGGTTTCCGCTGTTCCCGCTTTTCTTAAGCCCGAACTGCTCCGCGATTGCTGTAGCCACTGCTGCCGCGATCTGGTCTTTTTTCGCTGTATAAATCTGCATATCGTCTTTGTCGTCGATAAAGCATACTTCCAGTAATGCCGAAGACGTACCGCTTGCTTTTGCTCTCGCGATCACACGCCAGTTTGTCCGCTTTACGCCCCTGTTCTTAAGTCCCAGCGCTGCGATTTTCTCTACAATCTTTGTTTCTACACCTACTGTCTTCTCTGCTGTTGTTACATAGATTTCCGTACCTGTAGTCTTCCCATTCCCGGCAAGGTCATTTACACAAGAATTAAAATGTACTTCCAGTACATAGTCATAATCTCCAAATTTTACCTGGCAGCAACCTTTACCCAGGTCTTTAAAAGCGTTCCTGTTCGTCGGGTATAAGTCAACCTGTGCATAGTTCCCCAGTGTTTCCTTAATCTTCTGTACCATTACTACGGTTTCTGTTGCTTCTACTCCAAATTTTGAGCTTGCGCCCGGGTCGCCGTCCCCGTGTCCGCTGATAAGTAAAATCTTCATACAATTACGCCCCCGTTACAATCTTTCTCATAATATCGTTTTCCGTGTCCTCTTCCGTAACTGTTACTGTATTGTAAACGTAATCATACAAACTTGTATTACTTTCCAGTATTTTTCTAAAATCTTCTAACGCCTGGTCTAATAATTTGTCGTACTGTTCTTCCGTGATAAAAAGCGTAACAATCGGGAATCTTTCTACCAGCCATTCCCATACCATAGATCGCTTAATGCGTCCTGTTTTGCTTTTTAATTCCTTTTCTGCTTCTGTTACCATGTAAAGCAGTGCTACTTTTACTTTTTCAAGCTGCTGCTTCGGTGTCAGCTTCATAAATCTAAGGATTGCATACACGGTAAGCAGCCCCAGGATAAGAAGGATAAAAAAGTATACCCAGTTTTCAAGAATCATTTTTACAGTTTCCATAGTTTCGTACCTCTAAAAATTTTGTATTTCTGTCGGTTCTAACGCTTCGTCTATGATTGTATCTGTTTTATCTTTCATCTTCTGTATGATTCTCTCTTTTGTCTCTTCCGCCTGGTTCTCTTCTCCCAGGTCGATAAGCTTTTTAATCATTCCAAGCTGTATCTTAATTCCATTTTCAAGTTGTACCGCTTTCAGATACCACACTACAGCGGCAGCAAATACGCCGCCAGCCGTCGGAATGATATAGGTAAACACATCTGTAGGCTTTTCGTTCCATGCGAACACTAAAGCCACTAAGCAAGCGCATACAAATAGTACACCAGTCCCCATTACAACCTTTTTCTTAAATTCCCGTTTACTCTTTCCTCTGCTCATACGTCTGCCACTCTTCCAGGTCTTTTATGCGGTTGTTCTCTACTGATATTTTTTCAAGTATTTTACTTGAATCTGCTTCCAATTTGTATACTCTTTCCGCTACGTTGTTGTGTTTATCTAATTTCTTTTCGATATAGTCTAATCTTGTACGCATTACGCCGTAAATCACACCGATAGACACGCCATAGACTACAAGCTGTATTAACAGCCCTATCCAAAATTCGTTACTCAAAAATACTAACCTTCCTATACAGAAGACATTTTTATTAAGTCTTCCTTTCCTTCTTCTATGTCTTTCATCATCGTTAGTATAATATTGTCTTCTTCCTCTATCGCCCGGTATTGTTCCAGCTCTAACAGAAGTCTTTTATTTACCTCTGTCAAATCTGTAATTACACTAGCTTGTACTTCTATCATTTGTAAAAGATAATCACTCATTTACTTTATCCCTTATCTGCTGTTTCTCTTCTTCCGTAAGGTTTTCGTAGCTCTCTAAAATCTCTTCCAGGTCTTCGCCACGCTGCACCTTAATTTTTACACCGCGTACAATAATTTTAAGTTTCGCGCCCGTCAGCATTAAATAGCACCCCCTAAGATATCCGCCATAGTTTCTACAAGCTCGTCCGTTGTTTCTACCAGTCCGTCGGTTGTCTCTTTGAGATCGTCGTACTTCTCTTCTGCTGTCTTCTCTCCCGCTTTTTCTGCTGCAATTCTCCGGGCTTCCTCAATCCATTTAGCCAGGCTTCCGTTAATACGGGCTTCCAGCTTTGCAGTTTCACGGGTGCAAAACTCAATCAGTGTAAAACGGTAGTGTTTCGGTTTTTCTTCCGTCTCTTCTACTGTCTCTACGTCTGTCTTAAGCTGTACGCGCACACGCCCTGCCTGTCTCCCAACGATAGCCGCCCCGGTCAGTACTTCCTCTTCTGTCTCTACGCCTTCTCTGATTCTTACCGCTTCCATTGCTTATTTTCTCCTTTGCGCTTTTTACGGTATCATCAAAATACTTTACTTTCAGTCCCCAGGAATCCGTATTTTTTATCCAGCCGTAATAGCTTATTACGCTTCTTGCATCGTGTCCGTTAAGTATCTGCTTCTTTCGTACCTTCCGTATTCTCCGTGTTATTCTTAAGCATATACTGGAACGTAAGGTAGTACAGTCCCGGTAGAATCTATAGCCTATAAAGTCTATTGGTCTGTTCCCTAACTTCCCTTTATCATTGGTTGCGTGTACCTGTAATTTACTCTTTATGTGTAAGCCTATTCGTGATAGTGCATCACGGATACAGGCTACATACTGTCGTAACTTCTTTTTATTACTACTAAATAATAACATATCGTCCATGTACCTAAAATAGTATTTTATCTTGAAAATATGTTTTATTACAAAGTCTACTGGTGTCAGCATGATATTAGCGAACCAGTGACCGAACGGCGTACCTATTGGTATTCCTCTTTTCCCGGCTGCTGTCTCTTTTACCCAGTAAACATCTATACACATAAACAGTAATTCAAGTAACCTTTTGTCTTTAAACATTTTGATAAGTCGGAACTTCAAAAAGCAATGTAAAATATTGTCGTAGCATTTCTTAATATCCAGGGCTTCCCAGTACTTTGTATGTTTTACATTCTTATACGTCTTTCCTTTCCTGTTCTTCCTGGCTATCGCTCTTTCAATCTTCCTTTTGCAATACGTCCCGCCTTTTCCCTTTATACTTGCGCACGAATACATATACATCCTTCTTGTCAGAATAGGCTCAATGATCTGTAATACTGCCCATTGTACAATCTTATCAATCATACAGGGCTTAGCGATCATTCGTTTTTTATGCCGCACACCGTCGTATATTTCTTTTCTTCTCAGCTTCCGCGGCTTATATCTGCCTTCTATCAGAAGTGCCTGTATTATTTTCGTGTATTTGTCGATATCCCCTAAATACTTTTCTTTCTGTTGCTTTGCATTTGTCTTTTCGTTTTTCTTTGATTTTGTTGCGTTTGGGCTACTGCATACTGCCTTAATCGCCGTTTTAATGTTTTCATATTCGTAGATTTTTTCGTAGATTCCACCAACTCTTTTAGGTAGTATCTCTTGTTTCTTTAACTTTGGTTTCTTATTTACTGGCTTATCCATATACTACCCTTTCTTAAATGCTTATTCGGAATACGCCCGAAGGCATACCGCCCTGTAAATAGCGGCTTCCGGGTCTTCCCCTAATAGTTCCTTGCCAGTCGCTTATTTTTACCAGTCCTTCGCCGTGTCGGTTACTCTGGTAAGGTCACAGCTTGCGCCGTGTTTAGATAGTGTGCAATAATTCATATTTTCCATTGTAAGCATTAAGAAGCACCCCGCCGATGTTCCAGTTCGCGTTACCGCTGCCGTTGTTCGCGTTCACGTAAGGCAAGCCCGCGTTAGCTCCGTTGTTCGCGTTACCGAAGACATACAAGACGTACCAGGCGGCTTACACACTAAATCCCTTTTATGTATTTTCTCTATCCTTTCATGTTCTATCTCCTTCCCGCCGTTTCTTTTGGGTAGTATATCATTTCATTTTGCAAATTCAATACTTTCCCCCTTTCCTTCCATTTTCCTGGAAATCTTTAGGTATTAGGGGGCTGCCCGCCCCCGTTACACCCCCGGTCTTACTGGCGCTTTTTAAGAAGCACCCCGCCGAAGTACCAGCCCGCGCCACCGCTGCCGTTGTACGCGATCACGTAAGGCAAGCCCGCGAAAGCTCCGCCGTTCGCGTCACCGAAGACACACAAGACGCACCAGGCGGCATTGTTATTACTCCATAAGTACGCCCCGTTTCCTTTTCCAACAGAAGAACCGCCCAGCTTTTCGCACCACATTTCTAACGGGTGTTCCGGGTCAAATCCTTCCAAAAGCTGCCAGCCGGACGTTGTAGGAAACGCAAAGCTTAATGCTTTATAATTCGGGTCTGTATCTCCTACATTATCTTTCGTCGCTGTGTTGTCGTAGCATACATATAGCGTCCCCTGGTATCGGTTCACATTATCTACAAAAGCATACTGCCCGTTATGCTCATGCCCTAAAAGTAACATAGCGTGCTTACCGTCATTCACTAAGCAGCCGTCCCTCATTCCCAGGCTATCGGTTGTTCCCGATATATTAGCGCAATGACTAATAATATTACCTACTGCAATATTTACCGGGTCGCCGTCAAAATAGATTGCTTTCCCTGTTACGCTTCCGTTGCTGTAGTCTTCCACTCTTGTAATTAGTCTCTGCTTCGCTACCTGTGCTCCGCCCAGGCTTGTACCGATTTCCACAGCATTTCCTACCAGGTATTCGTTGGCTGCTGTCGCAAGCGCGATAACAATACGGTTTGTACTCTGTTCCGCTACTAAAGCCTTGTCCTGGTCTGTGTATCTCAAATAGTAATAGCCCTTGCATACTTTTTCTTGAGTATTAAGACTCGCGTATTTCACAAGAACCAGCATACTATACGCCCAGTAGCTTGTGCTATCCATGCTGTAGTATCCTTCTCCGGCTGCTTTTGATCGCGCACGTACCGTAGCTCTATTTATTCTGCAATCCGGGTGCTTTCCGCTCATGGATACGTGCTTGCTTCCCATAAGCGAAGACGGGTAGCGTCCCCACTCCCACGGCTCTATATATACCGCTCCGTCAAATGCTCCGGCGGAAATCTGTACATATTCGTATGTATCATCTCGCCAGCGTTTGAGATAATATCCCGGATACTCTGTAAGTACCATGTACTTCGTTGGGTCGTACCCCGGTTCTCCGATATACGCTATTGTTTCCCCTGTATCCAGGTCACAGCATTTAGATACAATCCCCGCCCACGGCATTACATAAGAAAAGTCGTCTTTCCCTACTTTTGTCCCTATGGTCGGGTTTGCTTCCATGCCTACGCTTGCGTCTGTACGTTCCCAGGTATCGCTTACGCTTTCCGTGTTCCATACTCTTTTAACCCCGTAGATCGGCGCGCCTACCTGGGTATGAATCCCAGCAGCTCTTAAGAGTGCGTTTGTTTCTTCCTTCGTGTATCCCTTAATATTTTGTGTGGCTTCTACTCCGGCAGCTTCTATTTGCGCGATTGCTTCCGCCTTTGTATCTGCAATCCCTTTTACTACGTCTTCTGCCTTCGCCTTCGCCGCTTCTGCTGCTTTTACTGAGTTTGCCGCTGCTGTTTTGCTTTCTGCTGCCGCGCTTGCTGAATTTGCCGCTGCTGTTGCGGACTTTCCGGCGGCTGCCTTAGAATCTGCTGCCGCGCTCGCTGAATTTGCCGCTGCTGTTTTACTTTCCGACGCTGCGCTTGCTGAATTTGCCGCTGCTGTTTTGCTTTCCGACGCTGCGCTTGCTGAATTTGCCGCTGCTGTTGCGGACTTTCCGGCGGCTGCCTTAGAATCTGCTGCCGCGCTCGCTGAATTTGCCGCTGCTGTTTTACTTTCTTCTGCCTTGCTCGCCGCTGTCTCTGCCCTAGAAGTATAACCCGGTATCTGTTTCATAGCTGATTCTGCTGTTTTAACTGCTTCATTAGCTGTATTTAATGCAGTATTCGCTACTTCCTTTGCAAGTCCCACCGTTCTTAATGCATCTGTAAGGCTTTCGTATTCGTTGCTGCTTTTAATATCGTCTTCGTTTACCGCCCCGTCGTCTACATTCAAATAGAATTTAGCTGTACTTAATACACCGCCGTCAGTTCCGTACAGTACTACGTCTACAATAGCTGTACCCTTGCAAGTTGTCATTTGCCCGCTTATGTCGATTACGATTGTATTATTATCTTTCGTAGCATTTTTAGTAACCTGTTTTCCATCCGCCTTTCTACAGCGAACTTCTACAGTATTTACCCCAGCAAGGCTATAGTCCTCTCCATTGTCTTTAATTTCCGCAATTACCCGGCGTTCTGTATCGCCCATCTTTGCGAATACAACTTTATAGGAATCTCTTAAACCTACATCTAACGTAAGTCGTGTGATCTGTTTATTCATTCTTCAACAGTTCCCCTTTGTATTGTTCAAATTCCATAGCTGCTACTGTAGCATTTCCCGCGCGTACATTTGCTAAGATACTTTCAAGAACCAGCACCGTAATACTTGAATGTAAGCCGTAATTTCTTTCTGCCATAATAACCGCTGTATTTATATCTTTTTTCGCTTTTTCAATAGTAACGCTAAGCGGCTCGGCTACTCTCTTAACTGCTTCTTCTTTTGTCTCTACGTGGTTTTCTTCCTCAACCTCTACTATTTTTCTCATGTTCTTAATTGCTTCTTCTTTTGTTTCTGTGTGTCTTTCTGTCTTTACTTCTTCTTTGCTCATACTACTTCTTTTTCCTCTTCCACTTTCATTTCGCCCGCTTCTGTATTGAAAAGTCTTACCGTGGTTTTTTCTATTACCGGGCTTTCTTCTTCTTTCGGCTTTTCCGCTTCATTAACCTTTAAGTATCTATCTTCTTCCATATTTTCTCCTAGCTTCTCGGGGCGCTTGTTATGCCGCCATTTCTTACAGTTATTGATGAACTCCACCACGTAATAGTGCCATCACTATTCGCCTGTATCTTTGTTATTATCGGAATTTCCCCCGTCCAGCTGCTATAGCCGTCGTATGATGTGTTTCTTAGATCGGCGTTATACAAATTCCAACCATGTGCGTACACATTACAACCAAAATGTAAGCCCTTTTCTGTATAAATGCTATTCGCTCTCGAATAGCATAAAATCGTATCGTAACTTGTCGCGCTGCTACTTTCTTCTTGCGCCCACGCCATATACTTCCCCTGGTATTCCAAATCAAACGTAAGCCCTTTATGCGCACTATTGCTCTTCCACTCATTTGTACCTATTCGCCCTACAAAATAATTATCCCTATAGAATGAATTTCCCGACTGGTTAAATACTGCTCGTTTGCCTTTTGTTGTTACTTCTCCATTGTAAATAGCGATCTGTCCAGCTGAAATTTGCACATACTTAGAACTATTATTAAATGCAACCAGCACATTATTGTAATATTGCGTCACATAACTTCCCATATCCCCTTTTTCTACTTTGCTCGTTATGTTATTTGCATTTACTTTTATAGCACTTCTAAGTTCGTCTTCTATGCCTTCCGCTCTTTTTACCTCTGCTTCGATAGCGCCATTTGCTACTGTAAATTGTGCTTCTGCATGATCTTCGTATTTACCCAGTACTTCCACATCTTTAATATAAACCGTCGTGTTATCCACATAGTTATACACATAAAGGTACTTTGTCCCCGCTGCGCTTATAGTTATCTCCGTTTCGTACTGCTTAAATACTTCGTCGTCCAGCTCTCCGGCTTTTGTATAATAACTTGTTCCACCAAGCGAAACTCTAATTCTTGCTTTGCTTATGCTTCTTAAGTTCGCCCCAGCTTTGAACCTTACCGTATATGTTCCAGCTTTCAATTTCCAGCTTTGGCGCATGTAAATGTTAGACGTTCCCCTTGTAATACTTGCTACATTCCCTAAGTATTCATCGTTTATAGCTTTAATATTATTGTTATCACTTAAGTCCCATCCGTCTAAGTTTCCACTTTCAAAAGTTCCATTTTCTACATAGTTATGTTTCAGTTCGTTTACTGCTTTTTTTGCATATGTTTTTACTGATTCTGCCGACTGATCTATAGCCGTATTCATACTAACCTGTGTTACATATTTCTTAAGCTTTTCGTCCGTGTCGGCTTTTGCATCTGTCAAAGCCTTATTTGCCTTTGTGTCCGCGTAGTTTTTCGCATTTGTTCCCACTGTATCGGCGTAGCTGTTCGCCCCTGTGCCTACCTTATCTGCATACCCTTTTGCGTTTGTTTCTGCTTCGCTTGCCAGGTTTCCCGCCGTATTATCTACATACTGGAAGGTTGCGTACTCTCTACTAGCTTCGCTTTTAATAGACTCTGCCGTTTGGCTTATGGCAGTCTTCATAGAATCCGTTGTAACATATTCTTTTAATTTTTCATCTGTATAATTTTTTGCCCCTGTGCCTACCTTATCTGCATACCCTTTTGCGTTTGCTTCTGCTTCGCTTGCCAGGTTTCCCGCCGTTTCATCTACATACTGAAAACTGGTATAAGTTTTACTCGCTTCGGTCTTGATCTGTTCCGCCGTCTGACTTATTGCCGTATTCATTTCTGTAGTAGTAACATATTTCTTAAGCTTTTCGTCTGTATAACTCTTTGCTCCTGCTCCTACAGTATCCGCATACCCTTTTGCGTTTGTTTCTGCTGCTCCGGCGGAATCATCTACATACTTATACGTTGTATACTTCTTGCTCGCTTCGGTCTTAATCTCTTCTGCTGTCTGGTTTATTGATGTCCCCATTTCGACCGTAGTAACATACTTCTTAAGTTTTTCTTCCGTATAGCTGTTCGCGTTGCTTTCTGCTTCATTTGCCAGGTTTCCCGCTGTTTCGTCTACATACTGAAAAGTAGTGTAGGTTTTCTTGAAATCGCTTTTAAGCCCGTCGATATCATTTTTATAGTTTCTCTCTACAGTGTTTACCGCTTCGCTTATATGGGTTTCCACCGACTTTTTATAGTTGATGCTGATAGATTCCGCTTGTATGCTATCTGCTTTTATAAGCGCTCCGTCAAGCTGCCCGACACATATATAATCAGCATAGAAACCGCTACCAGTTCCAAAGGTCTTCCAATCCCAGTCTTTCCCGTCTGCTGTACGTTCTGATGCAATACAGAAGCCCATTGTACCGATAGACATAGCCCCGTAAGTTGGGCTTCCTTCTACCAGGTCTTCAAATATTACCGCCCTTACTTCTGAAGGTTGCGATATGTCGCGCTGGGCTTTTAATTGTGCCTTTACAGCGTCGATTTTACCGTATACTTCTTCTGCCTTAAGCGTCCCGTCTTCCCTGGTTACTTTCTGTATAATATCTGCCGCGCTGGTTGTCTTGTCAAAATAATTTTCTATAAAGTTCCCTAGCTCAACTTCTGCGTTTTCTTCCTCTATGCAGTCGTACACAAGCCTTATACATCTTGCCGTTACATTTATCTTAAGCTTTCTGTCCTTTGTTAATACGTCGTCGCCTATTCCTATTGTTGTTAATTTCTTGTAGTCTTTATAGTCTTCCGTATTCGCAACTTCTACCAGGTCTACTTTATAATTTACTTTCGGCTTATCAAGCCCGTTTTCATACTCTTTCGTGCACCGTCTTTTAAGTTCTTCCCTTAAAAGTTCCAGCGTACTAAATCCTTCTTCCC